AGTATGTTTGCTCGGAGCAAAAAAGCTCCAAGCCGGAAAGCGATGTGATTATTCCATGCCAGGATGACGATAACGCGACAGCGACTGCACAGGACGCAGACATCGTGATTGAATTTCCGCTAAACACAAAATCCATGTATCCAATCACGAAAGAAAATTACGACTCATGGTGTGAGCTGTACCCTGCCGTAGATGTGATAGCCGAGTTACGCAAGATGCGCGGGTGGTTAGACGCAAATCCCAAAAAACGAAAAACAAAAGGCGGTGTTCTTCGATTTGTGAATAGCTGGCTCGCCAATGAGCAGGACAGCCCTAAGCCACAGCACAGGAATCAAACACGCCAGCCAACCCAACCGCAACCAAGACAAAAAATCCCGCGTATTCGGCAATCGGCAGATTTTACCCAGAGCAATGTTATCGACGCAGAATTTGAGAGGGTGACAGCATGATAGACAGTGATTTTGATCAATTCCAGGATGCCTGGCTAACGGCTCACGAATTGAGTGTCAGCAACCAGCAACCCAGCGTAAACGCCGTCAACAAGGCATTCGATTTGCTCATGCAATACCCATTGCAAGCCGTCCAAAAGGCCATTGACGTTCACGGCAAGCGATCAAAGTTTCCGCCAACACCAGCCGACATTGTGTCGTTACTGGAAACCAACCACAAACACTTGTCCGCAGATGAGGCATGGGCGTTATGCCCAAAAACCGAGTTTGAAACAGTGGTCTGGACTGATGAGATGGCAGAAGCCTACGGCAGTTGTTATGACCTTTTGGCAGAAGGCGACAAGATTGGCGCAAGGATGGCATTCAAAGGCGCTTATGAGCGTCTTGTCAATGTGGCCGAGCTGAAAGGCAAACGCCCACAATGGCGGATTTCCATAGGCTCCGACAAAACCATGATTGAAAGCGCTGTGCGTCATGCGGTCAGCTTAGGCCGGATTAACCCACAGCAAGCACAAAAATATTTGCCGCATTCACAAGATGGCGGCGTTATCGGAAAACTCCTGACTGGCAAAGTCATCGACATAAAAACGAAAAAAGAACTCGATAACGTCAGAAAGCTGAAAGAAATTATCGTCAATGCCGGAAAATCACAACCAGATGACGAAAAGCCTGGAGCTGATTCAAAGCAAACAGAATTTGAAAAGAACAGGCAGGACGCCATCAGGTTCTGCGAACAACAGGCGACCAGGGAGGTTTGACCATGCAAAACTACAAAAACAACAACCCGGTATCCAGCAAAATAGCCGGAGCCATGATTGAAAACAGCGGCATTGCAGAAAACCAGCGAGCCGCCGCATTAAACGCTGTAAAACGCTGGCCAGGCAAAACCAGCCTGGAGCTGGCAAAACTGTCCGGGCTTGATCGCTATATGCTCGCCAGACGTTTGCCAGAAATCAAGGAACTGAAACAGGGTGACGACCGCAGGCAAAGATGCTGCCGGGTAACAGGACGCATGTCGGTAGTGTGGGAGCTATCACATGGCATTATTGAAATTAAATTCAAAGGTGAGAAATGATCAATAAAGCAATTTTAATCGGCAACCTTGGCGCTGACCCTGAAGTACGTTACATGCCGAGCGGTGGCGCTGTCACAACCGTCAGCGTTGCAACCACCAGGCGCTGGAAAGACAAACAGTCTGGCGAACAAAAAGAACACACCGAATGGCATCGCGTCGTGTTTTTTAATCGGCTTGCTGAGGTAGTCGGGGAGTATCTTAAAAAAGGCAGCCGGGTTTATGTTGAAGGTCGCATCCAGACACGCAAATGGCAAGACCAGTCTGGCCAGGACAGATACAGCACAGAAATTATCGCCGAGCAAATGCAAATGCTGTCCTCAAAAGAAGGCGGTACTGGAAATCAAACACCACCGCAACAGCCCGAGCCACCACAAAACAATTACGATGATGATATCCCATTTTAAAAAGTACCATGCACGATAAAAAACAACCCTACGAACTGGATATAGCCTGGTGTATCAACCAATGCCATGCTAAAAAAATCAGAACAACAGAAAACATGCTCGAAGCATTTGCAGATAAAGTTGCCGACCTGATGGCTATCGGTGAATCAGAAGAAAATGCGCGTGACATGGCATTCAGTCTGCTTGATGCAGGTGATTTATGGGTGATGACATGACATTACAACAACACCTTGCAGCACTCTCAACAGAACAGCTCATGGTGCTGTACAACACGCTGCTCGATGCCGGAATCAAGCATGAATACAACCGCAATGCACAGGTTAATTTCAAGCGACTGAAGCGACGAAGCAAAGGCAGATTAAAAAAGATTTACGCAGCCCTAGCAAAATGCAACCAGGATGAACTGGAACAGGTTTTTAAAGCATTGGTGGATTATGAGCGTTAAATTAACACTGCCCATACCACCGGCAAATAATCGCTATTACCGACACGCCAAAGGTCGCACATATCTGTCGAAGTCCGGGCAGGATTACAAGCGCATTGTCAGCGATATTGTCAGGCATTTATTAGACATTGAGACAATTACCCGGCCAGTCAGCGTCAATGTGCTGGTTTACCCGCGCGACAAACGCCGGAGAGACCTGGACGGATACCCGAAAGGCATATTTGACGCGCTGACCGAGGCAAAGGTATGGGAAGACGATAAGCTGGTTGAGGAAATGCGATTCAAACGAATGCCGCCGGACAAGATTATCCCGCGCGTTGAGGTCGAAATAACGTTAATTGATCAGGATTGATGAATGAAAAGATATAACCAGGGCTTTGGAAAGTTTGGGCCAATGGAGCAGTGCAAGGAGGGGGAGTGGATTAGGTATGAATATTACGAAAAGTTACATAAAAAATACTCAAATGCTCTGAATAAAATAGAGATATTACATAAAGTAAATAATGCTTTGCATGAAGATGCAATTGATACTGTTGGCGGTATAAATGAAATGGTAAAAGAAGAAGCTGATTTTTATCGGTTTATTGCGGCTGTATCTTTAGCCGGTAATGCGGGGTTTATTATTTCAGAAATTATCATTAAGTTTTTCTTATGAAGTTTTTACAAAAAATAACAGTAGATAAAAAACTATGTAGGGTATCGATTACTAAAAACGTAAATAAGGCTACGTTAAACTATAAAAAATGGACAGCCATAGAAACGCCGCCAACTAATGTATATTTTTTAGGCTATCGGACTCTACGAAACGGATACATTGATTACTACGGTGACGAAGGGGGAATAGTATTTGATTGTGACGGGACCGTTAAGGCGGCGCTTGTTATTAAAAACAGAGTAGAAAACCCGTTTTATGTTCCTGTAGAAACAATGAAAGACATAGAGGAAAGCAAATGAAATTCCCACCAATAAACTTATGGTCTAAGCCACATTAGCCTGATTTGGAACAAGAAATGGCTGAGTGCAAAAAACAAATCTGTAGTTTTAAAAAAGAAGAAGGCAGTACTGGGAGGTTCCCGGAATGACAAACCCAGGCACAAAACACGACCAGGGCAAACCCGACTGGTCATTATTACCGCTCGATGTAGTGGGTGAAATCGTCAACGTGCTGACCTTTGGTGCCAGAAAATACGCGCGTAATAACTGGAAAAAAATAGACGACGCTGAAAACCGCTATTTTGCCGCCGCCATGCGCCATATAACCGCCTGGCAATCCGGTGAGCGTACCGACAATGAATCAGGTCTGCCGCATCTGGCACATGCAGCCTGCTGCCTGATATTCCTGTTATGGTTTGATAAACACAAATGAGGATAATATGATACCTGCCAGTTTAGTTGAGCAAGTCAAACGACACGAAGGACTACGATTAAAACCCTACATCTGCCCGGCCGGGAAACTGACCATCGGTTATGGCCGCAATCTTGATGACAACGGCATTACAGAAAAAGAAGCCGAGGAATTACTTATCAATGATTTACTTCGCGCTGAAGATGAATTATTCAAAAGCCATCCATGGGTAGAGTCACTGCCTACCAAGGTTCAGGACGCCTTGATCAATATGGTCTTCAATCTTGGTATCAGCCGGTTTAACCGCTTTAGGAAAATGCTGGCCGCATTGAAAAATAACGATTTTGATACGGCTGCAAAAGAGGCATTAAACAGCAAGTGGGCGACCCAGGTCGGAAAACGGGCGCATGAAATTGCCAATCAAATCAGACAGGGCTAAACGATGCCATACCCGGATTCAGTACAGCGCATCATTGAGTTGGTGGGTGAAACCGAGGCCATAAACTTTATCAGAAAACATGGCGGAATAACGCTGTATTTTAAATCATGTGATAATGACAAAGGGGACAGAACATGGGACATCTTGCAAAAGCATTTTAAAGGTGAAATTTTGTTTATTCCGCGCTGCTATAAGCTGATGCTGAAAAATCGCAATGCGTCAATCAAGGCGGATCGTCATCGCGGCATGAGCATCAACCAGCTGGCGCAAAAATACAAACTCACAGACCGGCAGATTTTCAATATTGTCGGTCATGACAGTGACACCAAAACAAACGATATTTTTACAGAAGTGTTTCAGGTAAACAGCGATGCAGATAGATGAAATACTGTAGAAAATAATTTTGTATAGGTGTCATTATGGGATGGTTAACCACATTATTCAGCAGTGATAAAACAGTCAGCAAGGCTGTCAATCTGGTCGATGACTCAGTTCGTGGGATGGGAAACTGGATTGATGAATTGCAGTTTACTGAGCAAGAAAAAGCCCAGGCTAATCAGAAGCTTCTGGATTTCAGATTAAAAGTATTAGACAAAACAGCAGACGAGTCCAGCGTTCGTTCGATAAGCAGGCGTATTCTGGCCTGGGCAATTACAGGCGTATTTTTAACACTGATTATGTTATCTGCCATCGGGACTATTTTAGGACTGAGCTGGGCGAAAGGCGTATTCATGATTGCAAAAAGCATCTATGAAGCCTTTCTGGCCGTGATTTCATTCTATTTTGTCAGTCAAATCGGTAACTCATGGATAGAGAAATCGAAAAAATAATGCCAGAAAACACAGTCAAAACACTACTCGAAAGCTGCGCCGGATATTTCTGGTTTATTTTTCTGGCCATCTGGGGCGGTACGGCATCGTATATCAGCCGGCTAAAACGCACAGGCAGTCATTTTTCATTCATCGAGTTGATGGGGGAGTGGACAATATCCGGCTTTACCGGGATTGTTACCGCGTATGCCTGCAATTCATTCGGGTTTGATTTTTACAAAACCGCCGCATTGACAGGCATAGCCGGACATCTTGGCGGGCGCGGGATGTTTATGCTTGAAAACTATCTGAAAAACAAGTATCTGAAATGAAGCTGACACCCAATCAGGAAAAATTTTGCCAACTGGTTGCCGATGGCAATAATTATTCTGATGCCTATCGTGAGGCGTATCCAGCATCTCAGAAATGGAAAGATAAAACCGTTAATGAATCAGCCTCCAGGCTATATAGCAAGGTTTCCGCAAGGGTTGAAACCATCCGTGGCGAAATCGCAAAAAAAAACCTGTGGACACGGGAAGAGTCGGTAAAGGTATTAGCCGATATTGCCCGGCAATCAAAGCGCGAAGCCGACCGCATTGCAGCTATCAAAGAGCTTAACAGTATGCACGGATTTAAATCCACAGAAAAACACGACATCACAAACTCAGATGGTACATTAAGACCGACAACTATAGAAATCATTGCCGTTGACGGAAAAACGCCAGATACAACTACCGGCTAAAATCGCCGGACTGTTCAGAAAGTCGCGCGGCGATGTGCGGTTTCGGTGTGCCTATGGGGGAAGGGGCAGTGGCAAGTCATTCGGCTTTGCATTGATGGCGGCGATTTTTGGCACGATGGAGCCGTTGCGAATACTCTGCACACGGGAGCTGCAAAACTCAATTAAAGAATCATTTCATGCCGAACTTAAAGCGGCGATTGCATCACAACCCTGGCTTGCCGTGCAATATGATGTCGGGGTGGATTATATCCGCGGCAAAAATGGCACAGAATTTATCTTTCGCGGATTACGCCACAATATGGGGTCGATTAAATCGCTGGCTAAAATCGACATTTGTATCATCGAGGAAGCCGAAGACGTCCCAGAGCGAAGCTGGGTTGATTTGCTGCCAACTATCCGCTCGCCACGGTCTGAAATATGGGTTATCTGGAACCCGAGAACACCGGGCAGTCCGGTGGATAACCGATTTATTCAGGACAGGCCGCCGCGTACGGTTATAGAAAAGGTGAACTGGCATGATAACCCGTGGTTTCCTGATGTGCTGGACGAGCAGCGCAGGTACGAGCAGCGCACCATGACGCCAGAGCAATACGCCAATATCTGGGAAGGGGAATACTGGACAGAAAGCGATGCCCAGGTATTGCGCGGCAAAGTGGTGGTGGATGAATTTACCCCGGAAACCATCTGGGACGGGCCGTATTTTGGTGCCGACTGGGGGTTTTCGGTTGATCCTACCACGCTGGTTAAACTCTGGATATTTGACCGCTGCCTGTATGTCGAGCATGAGGCATACGGCGTTGGCGTTGAAATCGACGAGACGCCAGCATTGTTCGATAGCGTTCCCGGCAGCCGTGAGCATGTTATCAGGGCAGACAGTGCCCGGCCAGAAACTATCAGCCACATGCGCAGGCAAGAGTTTAATATCCGCCCGGCCATCAAAGGCAAGGGTAGCGTGGAAGACGGTGTGGCGCACCTTCGCAGCTACGAAAAAATCATCATCCACCCGCGCTGCCAACATACCATCGAGGAATCACGGCTGTGGAGCTACAAAACAGACCGGCTGACCGGTGACGTGTTGCCGGTCTTGCTCGATGCCCACAATCACTGCTGGGATGCCGCCCGCTATGCCTTAGAGCCAATCATCCGGCGCGGGATGAGAGGGCACAGCATCACCACCGAACAAAATACTGCTATTGGAGCCTGGTAATGAAACATAAACAAGACATTAACCCGATTATCCAGCGGGAAACCGCCACCCATCACCCGGCCACCAGTGTCGATGCCATACTCACCATTATGCTACGGGCAGAGCAGGGGGATTTAATCGCCCAGCATGAGCTGTTTGCAGACATGGAAGAGCGTGACGCGCATATCTATGCCGAAATCACCAAACGCAAAATAGCCATCAGCCAGCTGGACTGGACATTGGCTGCGGCCAGCGACGCGGGAGCGCGTGAGAAAAAAGAACTCGCCAAAATAGAGCAGGTCATCCGGGATATTATCGACATCGATACGCTGGTGTTCGATATGGCCGATGCCATAGGCCATGGGTTTTCAGCACTGGAAATAAAATGGCAGCGCGATAGCACAACCGACTGGTGGCTGCCAATATCAATCCAGCACAGGCCACAGCGATGGTTTACCGTTGACCAGGAAACCTACCGTGAAATTCGCCTCAGAAACGGCCAGTCGCTGGACGGTGAGCCATTAGTTCCGTATGGCTGGATACTGCACCAGCACAGCAGCAAAACAGGCTATCCTGCCACGCAAGGGCTGTACAGGACGCTGATGCTGCCCTATTTATTCAAAAACTTTGCGGTCAAAAACTGGCTCCGATTTTCAGAGCTGTACGGCATCCCCATCCGCGCTCTGTTCTCATCTATCAAAGACAAGACCGAACGCAACAACCTGTTAAAAAGCCTGCAGGCGATGGGATCGTCAGGCGTTGCCATTCTCGATGGTGTCCTCGGTGAAGATTTAAAAACCGTCGATGTCACAAAGGGCGAGGGGCAGGGCTTTTTAAACCTGATCGAATGGTGTGAGCGTACCGTTTCAAAAGCCATCTTGGGCGGCACCCTGACATCAGACACCGGTAAAAACGGCAACTATGCCACAGCGATGGTGCATAACGATGTACGCCAGCAAATCCGCGATAACGACGCCCGGCAAATTGCAGAGACACTGACCAATCAGCTCATCGGTGCCATTGTGCATCTGAACGGTCTGAATATCCGGGCGCGATGGGCGTTTGACACACAAGAGCCTGAAGATTTAAAACTCTATGCCGAATCAATCCCGAAACTGGTTGAAATCGGTGCTCAAATACCGGTGAGCTATATTCATGACAAGCTCAAAATCCCGGAACCCGAGGCCGGTGAACCTGTCCTGGCTATCGCTGCCCAACAAGCCCCCATGCAGCCACAGTTCTCGGCCACACTGGGCGCTGAGCAGGCAACATTTACGCCAGACCAGCAGGCAATAGAAAATCTTGCCGATAACATGCCGCTAAAAAGCCCGATAGACAGCCAGGCCATCCGTGCTGCCATCCGCGCGGCCACCAGTCCTGAGGATTTGGAAGCACGACTGGCTGTGGTATTAAAAGATGCCGATTTGACAGAGTTTAAAACACAACTGGAGCGCGCGCTGTTTGCGGCAGATATTATGGGATATGCCCATGCCGAATAAGCCGCTGAGCATCGGTTTTAATGTTCCGTTTCACGAGGCGATAAAAGCCGCGCAAAAACGCGGCGTTGTGCTGCCTGATGTTTATTATGGCGAGCTTCAATGGCTACATAGGCAACTGGCTTTTTCCATTGCTGGAATTGCAGCATTTGACCAACTAGAGCAGGTCAGAAACGCATTATCCGCAGCACTTCAAAACGGCACATCATTTAACACATGGAAAAAAGATATTCTTGAATCAGGCACACTGGATTTACCCAACCACCGGCTTGACAACATATTCCGCACCAATATCCAAAACAGCTACAACCGAGGCCTCTGGGAACAGTTCCAGCGCGTCAAGCACAAACGCCCGTATCTGATGTATGACGCCATCAACGACAGTCGGGTACGCCCAACTCATTTAGCCATGGATGGCATCATCAGACCAGCAGACGACCCATTCTGGCAGACTCATGCGCCGCTAAATGGATACCGATGCCGGTGTCGCCTGATAAACCTGTCCGAAAAACAAGCACAAAGAAGGTCAGGTGAAAACAAAGGACTGAACAAGCCCATAGACCCTCAATCCATGCAGCCGGATAAGGGCTGGGATTACAATCCCGGGGCGGATTTGACAGAAGGCGTGAGACGGGCGCTTGATAGTCGGCAAAACAAGGGGAATGGGGTATTATTGATGACTATGATGGAGTTGTTATCACAGCAACCACCACCTGTTCCCAATGATGATTACTACAGGGCTGCAAGTGGTGGGAAACATGCTGGCTTTTTTAATCAACACAATAATCTGTCTGATCAGGAATTAAAAAAATCTATTGCGTCATTTAAAAAGCAGATTGATAATCATAAAAAATGGATCGAAAACCCGGAGATAAAACTGGGCGACTTGTCACTGTTTGACCCGCGGCAAATCGAGGCACTGGTCAATAAAAAGTGGCCGAATGATATTGCAAGACAAACAGAGCAAATGAATATTATTATCGGCATTTTAATACAACGGGGACAAAAACAATGAAAGACGTCATATTGGAAGAAATACTGACCTTGGCTTT